GGAAAAACAATCAGTGGGTTGCATCATCCAGATAATTTACAGTATTTACCTGCTTGGGTTAACTGTATGAAAGGCAATCGGTGGGATGATTCTTGGGCATCACACACTATGGATACACCAAGCTTGGAAGAGAAGATAAAAGCCTATAGTCTTGTGCAAGTTTGAAATGCGTGGCAAAATTCAATTATGCCAAGAAAAAAACGACAAGGAAGACCTCCGTTTGAGATAAACGATAAAGTTTGTCGGCAGGCTGAGGAGTACGCAGCACAAGGGTTAACGGCTGAACAGATAGCGTTAGCACTAGGAATTGGGGAGTCTACTTTGTATGAGAAGCAAGCAGACTTCCCAGAGTTTGCGGAGGCAATAAAAAGAGGCAGAGGTCATGGGATTGTTTCAGTAACTAATGCCTTGTACCAAAAGGCAGTGGTTGATAAAGATAACACAGCTATGATCTTCTATCTCAAGAACCGAGCAGGTTGGGTTGATAAACAAGAGACCACAACCACGGTAGAACAACGACACATCATCGATTTGTCTAGGATAACAGATGAGCAACTCTCACAACTTGAGTCAGTATTTGAACAATCTGTCATTGCCCCAAATCAAAGCCGAAAAAATGCGGAGGTCATTGAAGGAGTTCACCATGAACTCTTGGCAAACGATTGAGGCAGGACGGCAGTTTCACGATAACTGGCACATAGACGCAGTATCAGAACATCTTCAGGCGGTTGTCGAAGGTGACATCAAACGATTGATCATTAACGTACCACCTCGGCACATGAAGTCTATTTCTGTGGCGGTAGCGTTGCCTGCTTGGACTTGGACCATACAACCTGATAAGCGGTTTTTGTTTGCAAGTTACGCAAGCTCGCTTTCCATCAGGGATTCTGTGAAGTGCAGAAGGCTAATTGATTCCAGCTGGTATAAAGAACACTTTGGAAATTGCTTTGAGTTAACTGGCGACCAGAACCAAAAGCAACGGTTTGAGAACAACAAGACAGGGTACAGGATAGCGACCTCGGTTGATGGTGCATTGACTGGTGAAGGTGGTGACATCATTGTGATTGACGACCCGCACAACGTGAGGGAAGCCGAAAGCTCAACGGTTAGAGAAGGTGTCTTGGAATGGTGGGATCAAGCGATGCAGACTCGGCTCAACGACCCAAAGACTGGTGCTTTTATTATTATCATGCAACGAGTGCATGAACAGGACCTGACGGGACACATACTGGCAAACGACACAGGGTGGGATCATCTCTGCCTTCCAGCAAGATATGAGCCAGAACATCCAACGCCAAGCCAATCTTCCCTTGGGTTTGTAGATCCAAGGACCGAGGATGGCGAACTGTTGTGGTCCAGTCGTATCGATGAGAAAACCTTGTCACAACTGGAAACAAGCCTTGGAACATACGCTTCAGCAGGGCAACTGCAACAAAGACCTATGCCAAAAGGAGGCACGATTCTCAAGAGCAAGTGGTGGCAAGAGTGGGATTCGGACCATCTTCCTGAGATTGAATACGTTTTACAAAGTTATGACACCGCATTCTCAACTAAAGAAAAGAGTAGCTATTCTGCCAGAACAACTTGGGGCGTGTTTAAGAAGCATGGTCAGATAAACGCTATTGTGCTAGAGATGTGGTACGACAGGGTCAATTACCCAGAACTCAGACGCTTGGCGCAGGACTCTTACGACGAGTATCAACCTGACGCAGTGTTAATAGAAAAGAAAGCAAGCGGTCAATCGTTATTGCAAGATTTGCGTATGGCAGGAATCCCAGTTTTAGAGTATTCACCTGACCGAGACAAAGAAGCTCGCGCTCATGCTTCCAGTGCTTTATTGGAAGACGGACGGATCTGGTATCCCGCAGATAAACGGTGGGCTAAGGATCTGATTTCTATTTGCGCTGCTTTTCCTACAGGCGATAATGACGATATAGTGGACACTTGCACCCAAGCTTGGTTAAGATTACGCAAAGGCTGGTTCATTACACACAGCGAAGATTACGATGAGGATGATGAGCCTCGTCCACAAAAGGTAGCAATGTATGGCTGAAGTCGAAGAAAATGTCGTCCCATTTGCAGACGGAAGACCTGCTGATGGTCTTCAGGTAGAACCATTTGGAGACTCAGAAGTTTTAATTGGTGACCCAGAACTTGATGTAATGGATGAGCCAACCTCGGATTTTGACGATAACTTAGCTGAAGTTATTGACGAGAAAGAGCTTTTGCGAAAAGCCAACTCTTTAATCACATCGTATGAAACCGATGAATCGGCAAGAAGCGAGTGGCGCACCAGATACGAAGACGGACTCAAGACTTTAGATCCTGATGGTGGGCTTGAAGAATCTGATGATGCAAGAGCATCCAGAGGTCTATCAACTGTTGTTCACCCCTTGATAGCAGAAGCTGCGACTCAATTTAACGCTCGCGCAATCACAGAACTTTATCCCAGTGGCGGTCCAGTCAAGACAACTGTTGTTGGTGACGCTTCCGAAGAAGTTGAAGAGCAAGCACGAAGAGTCCGAGAGTTTATGAATTACCAGCTTACGCAGGAAATGCCTGAGTATTTTGCTGATTTAGACCAGATGCTATTCCAACTTCCCTTAGTTGGTCATGCGTTTAAGAAACTGTATTGGGATGTCAATCTAGGCAGACAAGTCTCAATGTTTGTAAAAGCAGAGGACTTTTGCGTAGCTCCAGAATCAAAAGACTTGCAGACATCGCTAAGATACACGCACGTTATTCGATTACCGAAGAACGATTACAACCGATATGTCGAAGCAGGATATTACTTACCCGTACCAACTTACACAGATATTACCGACCCATCAGGCACTGTGACTCAAGAAATTGAGGGCGTTGACGAATACAACAATGACGATGACGTTTTAACCTTGCTAGAGATGCACGTTTACGAAACCTTTAACGGCGTTGATGGTATGGGCGACGAAGACAATCTTTCAGATGTTGTTGCTTTACCTTACGTCGTAACTATTGAGATGGGTTCTCAACGAGTGGTTTCTGTTCGACGCAACTGGGATGAGGACGACGAAGACAAGAGAAGGCGCAATTGGTTTGTGTCATACCGCTTTTTACCAAGCGTAGGTTTTTATGGCTTTGGTCTTTACCATATGATTGGTGGGCTAGGCAAAGCAGCGACTGGTGCATTGAGAGCGTTACTTGATTCTGCTGCTTTTGCAAACATGCAAGGTGGATTCAAACTTAAAGGTCGTGTTTCTGGCGGTGAGATGGACATCAACCCCGGTGAGTTTGTGGACCTAGACGCTACGGTTGACGATGTAAATAAAGCAATTATGCCACTTCCATTCAAAGAACCCAGTGGCGCATTGTTTAATTTATTGGGTTTGATTGTTGATGCAGGACAACGGTTTGCATCTACCGCAGATTTAAACGTTGGGGACGCAAACCCTAACGCACCAGTTGGCTCAACGGTTGCCTTGATTGAACAAGGAAGCAAAGCGTTTAGTGCGATTCACAAAAGATTGCACAACTCACAAGGGCATGAGTTCAAGTTACTAGCAAAACTTAATTCAGAGAACTTGCCAGAACAGTTTCAGTTTTCAACAAACAGTGGCTCAGAGATAATTTACGCAAGAGATTTTGATGACCGAATTGATGTCATCCCAGTCTCTGACCCGAATATCTTTAGCGCAACCCAGCGTATTGCTCAAGCTCAAGCGGTTCTGGAAATGGCACGTTCTGCCCCAGAGTTGCACGATATTTACGAAGCGTACAAAAGAATGTACGAAGCGGTCCGTATCCCAAACATTGATGAGGTTTTAAAAAAGCCAGAAGAAGCAGCAAGGCTAGACCCAATCGACGAAAACATGGCGGTTTTGTACGGCAAACCAATCAAAGCGTTCCCAGAACAAGACCATGAATCGCATATCGCAGTTCACATCCAGTTCTTGCAAGACCCATCTTTAGGTGGCAATCCTCAGATAAACAAAGCAATCATGCCGATTATGATGGCACATATCGCAGAACACATTGCGTTACTGTATCGGACTCGGATGCAAGCAGGAATCAACATGGAACTTCCAAACTTGCCAAATCTCAGAGATCCTAAGTTCCGCTTTGAGGACATTGACCCAGAGCTTGATATGCAGATCAGTCAAAGAGCAGCGCAAGTGGTGCAACAAGCACCACAGATGAAGCCAATTCCTGCAATGAACATGCAACAAAATCAACAACAAAATCCATTGCAATACGCACAACAACTTGCACAACTAGAAGCTCAGTCTTTGCAAGCTAGGACTCAATCACAGATTAACGCAGACCAAGCTAAGGCACAGAACAACATTCAGATTAAGCAAGCGGAAGCACAGCAAGATATGCAGATTGAAGCTGCGAAAGCTAACGCAGAGTTGCAAGCTAAGATTGCGAAGTTACAAGCCGAATTGCAAATTGAAAGAGAAAAGAACCAAGCTAAAATTCAAATGGAGCAACAACAGAACCAAGCTGAACTCCAGATGGAACAACAGAAAAGCCAAATGGAGGCGATGAAAGATGAATGAGTCAAAGATGAAAATGCCTTTGAGAATGGGCGCATTACCAGATGACATAGAGCAAATGCGAAGAATAAGAGAAGAAAGGCAAAGCGGAAGAGACTTACCTTTAAACATGAGGTCTATGCCTGATGACGCAAGAAGAGACAGGGATGCAAGTAGAGATTTGCCCTTGAACATGAGGTCTATGCCTGACGATGCAGGTGGAGATAGAGGCACAATTAATCAATTAACAGATGAGCAATTGAGAGAGATGGATTCAGGTTCTCCTTTTGTGATGAGAGCAGACAGGCTTTTAAAAATGGGAGTTCCTGTTGACTTAGTCCGAATCGTAGACGAACACTTAGGAGACACTCCGTTTAACAGCGAAGAAGAATTAAGGGCGATAGACCAGATTCTCAACATGTATTCTTACCTGTTAGAAAATGGTTCAGCAGTTCCTAACGAAGAAATGATGAGAATGGAAAGCGGTTCAGCAATTTCTGACGAAGAGATGATGAGAATGAAAGAGCGCACAGAAATGTCCCCGAAAGAAATTCAGCTTCAATACAAAGATTATTCTGGGCTAGAAGATCCAATGGAGAGAGCAAATTAACTTACCTCCAATAAACCCAGCAGCTTTTTCGGGTGGTGTACCAACGCAGCCAATGCCAATGCCTGCACCCCAACCAAGACCCATGCCACCTAGAAGAAGCAACCCGAATCAAGTTGCAGCGAATTACTTGCTACAGAAAATTGCTGATATTAGAAGGCGCACGACGGGAGAAGTTGGCGCATTAACCAGTATGAACTTAGGAGCTTACAATGGCTGAAATTAACGTAGAAAACATTGAAGATTTAAACGCTTTGTTTGAAGAAAAGATGGGATTTCCTGCTGATGCAGAAGGTCTTGAGATGACCGAGGAACAGTTAGTTAACTTTATGTTGCTTTGCCATCAGGCAGAATATGGCATGATGGATGACGATTCTGAAGAAGAGTACGAAGAAATGGATGACGATGGCATGAAAGTTAAAGTCATTAAGCTTCATGGTGGCGATGTTGGTTCTATGATGGACGAACTACTAGGACACAGTTCTTCGAGAATGATGGGAAAGTAGATTGCCCGTCGTTAAAGTAAAAGGCGGTTATCGTTGGGGTAAATCTGGGAAGGTCTATAAACGACGCTCAGATGCCGAGCGACAAGGTAGGGCAATACAAGCTTCTAAAAGCAAAAGGAAGAAATGATGGCGAACAAATCAGTCGAAGCACCCAAAGGTTTCCATTGGATGAAGTCAGGCAAAGGCTACAAGCTAATGAAAGACCCTACTGGTGGATACAAAGCGCATAAAGGCGCAAGCAAAAAAGCGTCTTTTTCAGTACAAGCTGTCCATAAAAAATAATGGCTACCTACAAAGGGAAGTCAGTCAAGCTCAACAGCCCAAGACGAATCGCAAAAGGCGAGACCAGTCATGGCAAAAAGAAATCTGTTGTTTATGTTATGGATGGTGACCGAGTAAAAAGAGTGACATTCGGCGATCCAAACATGAAGATAAAAAAGAATCAAAAGGGGCGACGAAAGAATTTTAGGGCAAGACATAATTGCGACACCCCCGGTCCTAAAACCAAAGCAAGATATTGGTCTTGCAAAGCGTGGTAACAAATGGCGAAAGCAGCAGTAAAAAAAGTAGCAGCAGCGGAGATACGAGCAGCAAAAAGTTTTCTCGAAAGACGCAAGATATCAAGTAGCGAGTTAAGTCCTAGAAAGTTTGCAAAAGCAGCAAAAGAATTAGACAAGAGTTTTGATGAAGTGCTTCGGTTGCTTGCAATGGAGCTTTCTGGTGGGCAAGTTTAGATGTTAGACGCAGCCACGTTTGGCTATTTAGGGGGTTTGACTGGTGCTGGTAAGGCAGCAGAGCTTTTTGGTTCTGGGCAACTAACAGGCGACATGGCTTCTGGTTACGAAAGAGGCTCAGGAATTAGGACTAGGTTAAACGAAGCCGACTACGGTGCTTTGTCTGATTATAATTTCGCAATAAAACGTGCAGGATATTTGGGCGAAGACTACGAAGTTAACCCAGACTATGAAAATTTAGCTACTAACCTTATTTATCACAAAGATTACGTGCCAGATTCTGATGAGCTAAAAAGCGCAAAGCAGTCTTTAAGATCCGCAGGTTTCGCAGACATTCCTTTGTTTGAGCCTTCTTCATGGGCGCAAGCAGGGGTTCAGTTTATTAGACCCAATCAATTTAATGCTAAGAATTTACCTTATAGTGTTTCAGGGGCAGGCGCAGCCAACGTCGGAGCAAGAGAAGAAAACGTATACGACAAATTAAGAAACCTTTACAACGAATGGGGGCAGTACGAGTCTTCTGGTTTTGAGGGTGGCAACAAGATGGGTGGTAATAAGTCCAATTGGGGCGCACTTAAATCTTTTGCGTCAGGTGACCGACCAGAGTTTTCAAATGCAATTAACTCAGAATACGGATCAAACGAAGCACTCAAGCGATATTTAGAAACGGGTGAAATTACCTCTGACCTAAATCCAACTTATGCACTTCAAGCTTACGATTACGCTGTAAGAGAAACTGCTAGGCAACAACAAACAAAATCAGAAGGGTTTTTCTCAAGTTTTTTAAAAGGAAACATTGGCGCGATTGTTGGAGGCACGTTAGGTTTTATGGCTGGCGGTCCAGCAGGTGCAGCAATTGGCGCAGGTGCAGGCGCAACTGCTCAAGGAATTGAAGCAGGAGATTCTTTTCTTAGTATTGCAGTAAGCGCAGCAGGAAGTTACTTCGCAGCAGGAAGCATTGCTAACGGTTGGACAAATGCGTTTAGGGAGATGACAGTAGAGCAAGCCCAAGCAGCAGGATTGACGGGCGCATCAGGGGTTGGCGCAGCAGGAACTGGAGGAACGCTTGCAGCAAGCCAAGCAGCACTTGGCGTTGGGACAACAAACACTGTTATCAACGCAGGATTATCCGCAGAAGCTTATGCAAACGCAGCAAACATAATAAGGGCTGGAGGTTCGTTAACGGGAATCAATCCAACGGTTTTAAAAGGCTTGCTAAACAACACAGCTTTTATGAACTCTTTAAGCCAACCAATTTTTGCATCAACAAATTTAAAAGCAGCCGAGTTATTAACAGAAGCAGCTACAACAACTGGAAGCAAAGTGGTCGACGCTGCAATACAAGTCCTTGATACCACAGGGAAATACACAGGAACTGTCAACGCAGAAGGATTGGCAACTACGGGAGCAGCCACGGCAGACGCGGTAACAAAAACCATTGAAGCAAAAGAACAAGCAGAAGAGGCAGAAGTAAGGGCAGAGGAATTTGGAGAGTCTTTTGAAACCGTTTATGAAGACGCATATTCAGATGACGTTGCTTCTGAAGGCACTGTCGGTGGATTAGGCTCTGCTATGCCAGCGTCTTCTCGATATGGTCGCCGATTTACAAGAAGGTTTGCATAGCAATGACCGAAATAACCCCAGAAGTAAAACCTGAAGAACCTGTTAAAAAGAAGGTTGAGCTAGAGCTAGAAGTTACACCCAATAACATAGGGGTCAACCCGTTTCAAAAGTGGGTGCATTTAGCCAAGACGGTAGACGCTTGGCGCATATTCCCTAGGATCTTTGTTACGGTTTACATTGTATTGCTTTACGACGTAGTCACTTGGTTCATGGAATTAAAAGAACCAAACCTAGAACAAGCAGGATTGGTCAGCATTGTCGTTGGAGCGATGGCAGCGGTGTTTGGAATTTACGCAGGAACGAACAAACAAAGTAAAGCCTTTAAAGGCGGTGACTGATGGGCGAAGCGTTTGCTCTGATTGCAGAGGTCGGTTTTCCGATAGCGATGTCGCTTATCGGCGGCTTCTTTATATTTCTTACGATAAAATACATACTTGAATCTGTTGTCGGTCAGGTGCAGAGCATTCATGTGATTGTGCAAGGTTTAGACAATAGAGTTAAAACCATG